GATGGCGGATTGCTCGTAGATTGAACGGAGCCGCTCCGCAGGGATTATCCCCTTGACGCACGTACGGCCATAGCCTACAACCCTGACTGTGTTCAGGAGTTAGACCCGTGGCTCAGAAGCGTTATCCCCGTTCGAAGGTCGGCCAGCGCGTCAGCAACGTGCAGAAGTTCTCGGTTCGCGAGTTCTTCCAGCGCTTCCCCGACGATGCGTCGTGCCTCGCGCACATCATGTCGGTGCGCTGCGGCCTGCGTCACACCTGCGCCAAGTGCGGCGTAGTGGACTCGACCTTCCACCGCTTGGCCAACCGCCCGGCGTACTCCTGCGCCTCTTGCGGCGCCCATGTGTACCCCTGCGCCGGGACGGTGTTTCAGGACACCCGCACGCCCCTGACGATGTGGTTTTACGCGATCTATCTGTTCGTCGCGACGCGCCACGGTGTGAGCGGCAAGGAGCTGCAACGCCAGCTCGGCGTGACCTACAAGACCGCTTACCGGATCGGGATGCAGCTTCGGAAGCTGATCGCCAACGTTGACGAGTTCGAGGCGCTCAAGGGCCATGTCGAGCTTGACGAGACCTTCGTCGGCGGTCGCATGCCGCGCGGCGACGGCCTGCCGGGCGATAACAAGACCATCGTCATGGGTCTCAAGGAACGCGGCGGCCGGATGGTGACGGAGATCATCCCCGACGTGAGCGCCGAAAGCCTCAAGAAAGTCGTGCTGGAAAACGTTCAGCCCCGCACCATCGTCTCAACCGACGAAGCCAAAGGTTACAATTTACTCAGCGCGTACGACTACAACCACGGCCGGGTGAACCATAGCCAAGAGGAATGGGCGCGCTACGATGCTGAGATTGGCGCGAAGCACCACGTCGCGCACGTCGAGAGCTTTTGGAACCTGTTCAAGACTTCGGTGAAGTCAACGCACATCCATATCAGCGCTAAGCACATGCAAGTCTATCTGGACGAGTTCACTTTCCGCTCAAACCATCGCCAGATGGGGAACGCGATGTTCGACCTGATAATCGGGGCGATTTAGTCGCCACGCGGCGCACCGCACCGTCGAAGCTGGCGGAGTCGATGGGGCCGATCCCATCGGCTTCCGCCTGCTTGGCGAAGTCGTCGAGGCGACCCGTTTGAAGCGCTTCAGAGAGGGTAAGTCGGTCCGTCATTGCAGCCGGTCTCCGAGGGCATGCTCAATCACATTGAGCGCCTGGGCCTCGGGGATGTCAAAATGACTGGCCAACTCAGCGGCCAGTGCGTCACCGCGCGATCCCCAGATATCAACGAAATCTACGACCGTCGCGCCGATGAGGTCGCCATCGCGGCCGTAGCGCCAGACGATGCCGTGTTGGTCCTCGACGCCTTTGCCAGCGGCCTCGCGCCGGACAGTAATGTACAGCACGTCAGCCCGCGCGTCGTACGCGACATTGAAGGAGACGGACTTAGGCATCTTCGTCCTTCCTCCAAACAATGTTTGCATTGCCAGTGGTTTCCGCAAAGTAAAATGTCTTCGCCAAAGCGGAAGTATTTTCAATAACCTTGACGGGGGCTCGAAGCGGATCGCCCTCAGCGTTGGTCGATGTGGCATCAACGAACACATAAGCACCCGGCCGAGGATTTTCTACGTGCGTGGGGTCCACGTAGGCGACGCCCACGCCCGACGTCGCCATCGGTAGTTGCGGGAATATACCGCCAAGCTCTGGGTGGTTCTCTTGAACGTGGTCCAACGTCTCAGAATAGACGCGAACCTCTGTAACCTCAGGAATTACTGAAGTTTTGAACAAGATATAGCTGTCGTCCTGCTTCTTACGGGTCACTTCTTGGCAATCTTGTCCTGCCGCCTAGTGAATTCCGTCTCTATACTCCCAAAGCTTTTCTCGTAGAGGCGCAAGACGTTCCCGAGAGAGATCATCAAGTCCTTGGCGCTGCCCACACTCATTGTGACGTAAGCTGACGGCGTCAGCGTGACCACTTCGCGCCGCTTGCCGTCGATCTTCGCGTAGGCCATGCTCGGCCGCGTCAGCGTCAACTCTACGTCGTTCACAACCAAGCTAACTTGGGAGCCCGAGGCAAAAATCTCGGGGGCGTCATAGTGAACGATGTCTTCCGGTTTTACGTCGGGGCCTGCCGGCACTCCCCACGACAGCGTTTCGTCGGCTGGCTTTGCGGCCGAACCCGGCGCGGCCGCGGCAGCGGTTCCCGAAAATAGCTTTCCGCGCGCCATTACCCTTTCCCCCTCCATCCAACTGCGAACCGTTAACGCAGCTAGGGCGGGTTGGCGAGTCGCTACTCCGAGGCGAGGGAACCGCGTTCGCAGCACCCGAGGGTGCATTCCGGCTTAGGGGGCTGCGAGCCGAGCCCTCACGCCCTGTGGTTGCGGGGCTTGGCTCTACCTGCGTCAAGGGGATAATCCTTGGCCAAACGCATCTGCTTTGCATCGATGGCGGATTGCTCGTAGATTGAACGGAGCCGCTCCGCGATCTGTTCAGGAGATGTCGCGTCCTTGCGTTCCAAACCGGACAAGTCAAAACCTCCGATACGCTTGATCTTTTCTTTCAGCTCAGCAATGCGAGCGCGCCATTTGTTCTGTGATTCCGGCGAGCCCGACCCCATGCGCCGCTGAAGCTCGTTAAGCTCATTGCGGGCAATGTCAAGCGGCGAAGCATCCTTGCGGTCCATGTCACCCCTCGCCTTGCTGTACGCGATGGCGACCGCTTGCTTGACCGGCTTGCCAGCGTTGACCTCCATGGCTACGTTCCGACTGAAGCCCGGCGAGCCGGCGGGGGCGTGTTCCAGGGGCACGGGGCACCTCCACGATCAGCGGCGGGTCCAGGACGAGCGGCTCGGGGCCGATGGTGACACGCGTCAGGAGTGACATCCGAGGTCCGTGCAGTGGGTTACGAAGTAGACCATGAACATCAGGGCGGCGATGGCCGCAACCGCCATAACGGTCAGCGCAACGTAGAAAAGCTTCATCACGCCGCTAACTCCCTAGCCCTGTCCAGCGCCGCGCGTCCCGCGGCCGTCAGGAATGCCTCCGGCAATTGCCTCAGGCGGTACAGGTAGACGTAGCCACACCGACAGAACGGAAGCTCACCCGGTTGTTCGAAGCTGTCCGTAAACTGATCGGCTGACCCGCTGACAAGGCCCCGCTCATGGGCCCAAGAACCACGGATCAGGTAGATAACGCCGTCTCGTTCCAGGTGTTCCGGCCGCGCGTCGTAGCCTACCTGGTGGACGTGACGCCACTTCGCCCCGATGGCCCCGCCGTCCGTCGCCACCGTGGCATTCACCGCGGCGACAAGCTTGTGACCCTGGTCTATCAGGAGCCGACGCTCTTCGAACGGTAGGCGTGCCAGCGGCTTCTTGATCTCTTCCTTCAGCCGCCGTTTGTCCGTCTCAGCGGGGCCGCCCTTCGGGATGGACGTTGCCCAACCGACCCAGCGCCGGCCCATGCGGGCCACGGCCTCCTGCCTGTTGAGACGGATGAGGTCCGTCGCGGCCAGGAGCCGTCGGTCCAGTTCGCCCCGGAGCACGGGCTTGATGTTCGCCAGCGTGAAGCGGTCGATGGACCCGTGCCACTTCAGCAAGCCATCCTGCTCGACCAATCGTTCAAACGTGGAACGAAGGCCGCGGCGGAGCTCCTCCTGGAGACGGGCCTCAGACCCCCATGAACGGACGCCCGCCGCCTGAAGCCGCCGTTGCCACCCGGCGACGCGCTCAGGGTCGTCGTACCCGTTTGTCAACAGGTCCCGGACGGCGGCTGTCAGGACCTCGTAGAACGTCTCCTGACGACCGGCGGGCACGACTTCAGCCGGCACCGACCGCGCGGAGAACGAACGCCCAGATGATAGAAGCGACAAACCACACGCCCCACCCGCATATGCGGACGGCGCGGGTCATGTTGGGCGGAACGCCAATCTCGGCCATCAGGAAACAGAAGAACCCGATGACGATGAAGAGGGCGAAGATGAGGCTGATACTTGTCACGGTCTTGCTAGCTCCTTCAAGCGCCCTGGCAGCTTGGGCAGACCCGGCAGCGCATCCACCGCCCGGGCGAGGTTGCTTACGGCCCGGGCGACGCGCTGTCTATCAAGGCTGATGCTGTCGCTGTTGGCGAAGGGCCTTGGCGGCTTCGGTTCCTGTTCCGCGCCGGGCTCTCCGCCCTCGCCTTCGCCGGCCCCGGCCGTCAACAGGGCCCGGGCGTCGGCCTCCTCAAAGCCGTCGATCATCTCGTCGAAGTCTAGCTCAAGCGGCGACGGAAAGAGTTCCTTGCGCTCGTTGAAGCATTCCTGAAGCCACCGGACAAGGGACGCCTTCAGGCCGGGCGTCGGCATCATGGGAATGAGGACCTCGAAGGCGGCGATCACCGCCTTGAACTTCACCTCATCAACGCGAATCTCCTCGGACTCAGGCTCCTCCAGGAAGTTCGGCCACATGGCCTGGAAGCTGTTGTGCCACTTGAAGAACGCCGCGGCGTAAGGAACGTTGCCGTAACGGTCCCGGTACTTGGCCTGGATGCGCTCATAGAACTCCGGGTTCCAGGCCCGGTGCATCACGATCTCGTCCACCCAGGAATAGGCTGGATCGTACCATGTTCGCACGCCACCGACAAACTTGCTGACCTTCTTGGCATCCTCTGTGCCCTCGCCGAAGCCCTCAGCGAATGTCTCCTGATTGATCAGGATGGCCGGCATCCCCGCGCCCGTCGCGATGTTGTCCAGATTGAACTTGCGCGCGGCGGTGTACGGGGCCTCCATGTTGGTGAAGTCCAGGGAGGAGATGTCGTCGTTCGGCCCAATGCTGATGACGTTGCCGAGCGACGCTTCCTTGACGTAGTCCCGCTTGATGCCGGCGACCCGCTCCATGAGATTGGATATGACCGACCCAGGACCCTCCATCTTGGCGACGAGCACCCCCGTCTTCAGGACGAGGAGCCGGTCTGCGACCATGGTCTCAATGTAGGTCTTCAACGGGTAGAGGATGCGCTGGAACACGCTCCGGCCCGTGAAACCGTAGGCCGAAGATGTCCACTGGATGTAGAGCGACGTCCCGTTCTGCAATGTCAGGCCGCGGCTCGGGTGGACGGGTTGACCCGCGACGCGGAACGCCGGGGTCTTCTGGAACATGATGCTCGTCGGATCCTGGCTTGTCACCAAGGAACCGGCGGTGTTCAGGGGGTCCAGGATATTGAACCCCATCTCCTGCTTCCAAAGCTCGCGCTTGTTCAGCGGGCGGTCCAGGGGCGTCCCACGCGTGGCAAGGGCCATGCTCGAGATGCCGTAGCCCCGGCTCAGCTGGCCGAAGGCCGCCAAGTGTTCACTCGCCCTGAGCGCCTTCCACTCGGCGGCGAACGCTTCCTTCAGGTCGTCCTCGGGCCCGTCCTGGACGGTGATAATGCGGTCCTGGCTCTGGGCGAGCTCGATGGGCGTCAGGGTCAGCTTGTCGCCCAAGGGGTGATAAGCCATCAGAAGCTTGCACGTCTCGTAGGACGGCTCATCCCCCGGGACGATGTCCGGGGCCATCAGGATGTTCCAGAGCGGGCTCTGAGGTGCAACACCGACGAGTTGTGACTGACTTGCCTGCACGGCGCCCTACCCGCCGTAGCCGAGAACGTTGACGAAGATGCTCCGGGCGAGCTCGATAACGATGATGAGCCAAGCCCCAACGACGAAGAAGGCGATCGCCGCGAGGATGGGTGGCGACGTCGCGCCATAGGACGTGAACAATGTCTCAGCGGCGACCCACGTTGCTCCGGTGCCAAGCAACAGGTGTATCACGACAAACAGCGCCTTGGTCAGGACCAACCGCACAGGCTACCAAGCCTCGCTGTCGCCGACGCCGACGGCCACGGCGTAGGTCGCGGTGTCGAACAGGTCGTCCGCGCGCTTGCCGTTGTCATCGTCCCCGATGCTGAAGGTGCGGATTTGGTCGACCATGTGGTTCTTACTCACACCTTTGAAGACGACCGTTTTGTTGTAGGCGACATCGCTAATTTTCAGCTTGCCGTTGTAGATGTGACCGCTGACGGCGAGCGCCCGTTCTTCCTTGCCCATTGCCGTCAGCCGCGACGGCAATGGGCGGGCATTCAGGGGCTTCGGGCGCCCCTTGTCGTCCCGGCGGCGCTGGGCCTGTTGGAGCAGAACCTGACCGCTGTCCTTGTCCTCGATCAACACGCCGACGAAGCCGTTCCGGGCGCCCGTCAGCCGAGCCAACTCCTCGCCCCTGTCGAACATCGACGGGAGCCAGTCGATCAGCAGGCCGCCTTCTATCTGACGATAGTCCCAGTCCAGCATCAGGAGCGGGCTCGGAAGATGGCGGGTCAGCGCGTACCAGGACGCGCCAGTCCCGTCGTTCTTCTTGCCGGTCTTGGTCGCCGTGTCCAGGATGGCGAACACCCCGTCACAGTGCTTGGGATAGGGGACCGGCTTGCCACTTCCGGGCACGCCGGGGATGGCCCCGACAAGGAAGCTGTCCATGCTGAACAGCGACTGACCCTGCCACTTGATCTTCCAGTTACCGCCCAACAGGCGTTCCCGCTCCACGAGCGGCAGGCTCATCAGGTTGGCGATGTACCCCGGGTCGGCCCGCATCAGGGCCTGATTGTCCGTCAGCTTGGACGGAATGAAGGTGATGGACTTCGGGGGGATGGGGTTCCCCTCGGTGTCCTTCCAGTTCAGGAGCTCAGCCGGGTTGTCACCCCAGTGGATCTCGTCGCCGACACGGACAAACCAGCGGATGACGCCCGCCCGTTCCGTGATGGGGTAGCCGGTGTCCTGATTGATCCACCAGGCAATAAGGTCGGCGACCCAGCTATCGCAGTCGGGGTTGCACGTCGCCCTCACGTACGGCCGGACGCCGCACATGGAGCGGTTCCGGCTGATCATGTACCAGAATTGCTTGGACGTGAAGTGCGTGAGCTCGTCAAAGCCCAAGAAAGGGATCTGGGACCCGTGCCAGTCGAGCACGGTGTCCTCGTGTTGCAGGTGAGCGAAGGAGACGCTGGCCCCGCTAGGGAAGCGCCACCACAGATCGTGTTCCTTGGGGTCTCCGCCGGCGAGGGGGTAGATCTTACGGCTCTCGTCCCAGAGGCCGCCCTCGTTGCGAATCTGGACCGACGTCCGGCGGAAGATGACGCCGCCGAACTGCGGGTTGTGCTTGTGCCGCATGGGCTCAAGCAACAAAGCGTAGCTCTTCCCCCCGCCCGCGGCGCCCCCATATATGACAATGTCAGCCGATGACGCCAAGAACGCCGTCTGGGGCCCCGGTTGGGGGGCTATAAGCTCGACCCCCTTGGGGAGGTCAGCGCGGCTCTCCACCCTCCTTGGCGGGGCCGTTGCTTCCTGGAGGGACATCGGGGGCTACCTCACGGCCGTTGTTCGGGAGGCCGAAGACGACCGTCTGGGTTGTCTCTAGGGGGCCCCCGCCCGGGCCCGAGAGCTCGGTGGCACGAGTGTCCTTCCAATCTCCGGTGTGGCGGCGGCGATTGCGCAGCCACAACGCGGCGGCAGCGGTGTCCGGCGGATAGTGCTCGACGTACTCGTGACGCTCGACAACGGACCCCTCACCTGGACCCTGGTTGACGGCAATGATCTTCTCAGCCTTGTGGCTGTAGCCCCTGGCGCGATGGAAGAGGCTCTTCGCAACAAGAGCGTCAGCATCTTCTCGGCCTTCATTGACGGCACCAAGAAAGTCGGACTTGGCCGGGTCGGCGAGCCAATTGTCGATGGTGACAGTCGATACGCCAAGGAGTTGCCCGAGCCGCTCGTTTGTCGCGCCGAGAAGGCAGTAATTGGTGACCTGCTCCAGGAAGTCAGGCTTGGCCGCCATGAGCTTGTCGTATTCACTCGGCCGACCCGTTGGAAGGCCAGTCGCCTTGCGGGGCATTGGACCCTCCCTAAATCATGGCTTCCGCATGTGTCGGTGCTTAACACCGACTGGATGAGGCAACTTGACCACCCATCACGCTCCCCATATGGCGGGGAACGCCTTAGTCCTCAGGCCGCCGTTGCCAAGCGCCCAACGTCCGCAAGCGCAAGCCCAATTGGGACCTGACGCCCAAACATCTCAACCAACGCCCGCAGCTGTCCGGTGTCGTCCAGACGCGCGAGCGACGTTATACGGGCGATGAAGCCGGTGAACGGCGACGCCTCCCCAATGACAAACGATGCGCCCTTCATGGGCGATCCCGGCTTAAGGCCCAGGCGGCGACGAAGCTCGCCGGTATTGCTGACGTAGTCGCCAACGCCAACGAGCCCGTCGGCCGCGGCCACCCCCCGCAGGGCGGCCATCTCGGCCCCGGAGACTTCCAGCGGACCCGCGCTGTTGCTGACGACGGACAGGACACCCCGGGCACCCCGGACGGTGCTGGCTTCACCGTTGGCGAACAGGTATCGCGAGTAGAGGACATGCTTCTCCTCCACGATCTTGTGCACATTACCCCGGATGCGCCGACGGCGCCGAACAAGCTCGAAGGGGCAGAATGTCTCAACGCCGACTTCTGTCAGGCGCTCCTGGGCGTATAGTTCGCGGCGCGCTTCGCAGTAGGCGACAAGCCAGGCCAACGATCAGGACCCCAATAGAGTATAGAGCCGGTTAACCCGGAAGCGCAACCTATGGGCCCAAGAGCCTCCACCCGACAAGCGATAGCTTTGCCATGCGGCAAACTGACACACTACAGCAGCGCTAGCACTTCTACTAGGAACCAACCAGCCACTTAAGAGCAACACCTCAAAAACGACCTATCCCAAGCGCAAACTCGGGACTTTGTGATGAACCGCTCAAGTAAGCGCCGGATGACATTTAGAACCGATGCGCCCGAATTCCCCAACAAAATCGGAGGGTTAAAATAAATCAATAGTTAAACCACTTAAGAAAATAATATAATAGG